CGCTCAGCGAATTTTCTTTCTTCTAGACTATGTTGATTATTATAATTGCGAAGCAATTCAAGTATTATGCAGATTGTTCAGTCACACTTAGCCCTTGCGGGCTAAGAAATTGTAGCATTATGCGAGTTGCACAGTACACACTAGCGTTAGAACTATAAGCATTGCTGCTTGCGTAGGCGGTTATCCGGTACCTACTCATTCCGTCTTAATAATAACGGCGAATCACTATGCACACGCTGTCGCACATAGCAATCGTGGGTCTTTCTCCCATCTTTTAGCCTTTTTAATTAGTCTCTTTATAAATCAAACCGGTTGTACATAGGCATATCCGATCATCGTCCTGTAAAGGATAGTGATTTACAACCTCTTCACCACATAGAGATTCCTTGCCGTCACACATCAGAACGGATTTAGGGCACAATTTCAGTCGCCTGTGCGGGCTTTTTTGGTGATTAAATGCCTGGATTTATTGAGTCTAAGTATGCCTAACGGCAGTGTGTGTTTGTTAGATTTTGGTTTTTTTGAGGATATGTGAGCCGTGAACTCGAACCTGTATGTGACCGTTGTACCAGTCAGTTGATTCTAGAACTTTGTGTTTAAATTGTTCTCTTGCCTCGATATAGCTGCATTCTGATTTGTTTTTGCAGTAGAATAGTATTTCTCTGGTGAAGTTTTCTTTGCCTAAAGTTGCAATATCTGCTGTTAGCGCATCGCTAGAACCGTAATAGTCCTTCCAATCGCTTTCAATCTTGCCTCTAATTTTCTTTTTCTTCTTTTTGCCGTTTTTCAAAGTCACTGTTTTATAAGTGGTCTTTGCAAACTTGGCTAGTTTTTTGCCTATATACTTGCGCCCAGAGATAACATTGGTAATAAGATATACGAAACCGATGTAATCCTCGGAGATTTCCACTACTTCTTTCTTCTTATAGTACCATGTCATTAGGTACTTATTTTCTTGGGCCTTCCTATCATGCCTTTTCTGGCTTGTTTGCGTTCTTCTCTTTTTGCCTGTATTTCTATGCGCCTAGTTGATGCTTCGTTGCGTATTTCTGAAAGCCAATATCGTGCCTTAATGCCTGCTTCGTCTGAGCCTTTGTATTCAAATCGTTCTTGCCACTTAAAATATTCCTGAAAAGCAGCAATCATTTTATCGTGGCTTTCTGAACTCAAGCAACAATCTCCACATCGTTTGAATAGCTGGTAAATCCGTTTTCTTTAATAACCTTGAGCACATGATTAACACGACTGGCCAAATCATCTCTATGACTAATTAAGAATACATTCTTATTGCGTTCACGAGTCATCTTTTTAAGTACCGCAATACTTGATTCAACTCCGCTAGCATCCATACCACTATCAACCAGTTCGTCGATGAATAACAGGTTAATTGCTTGATATAAGTTTTCCCATACATCACGGAATGCCCAGCTCATAGACAAAATAAGCCTATTGCGTTCACCACGTGATAGATTGTCGAAATCTAGATCCTGTCCTAGCTGTGTAATAATAACAGTTAGATCGTTTTGAAATTCTACTAGATGTGGCAGACCAATCTTATCTAGATAATAGGTCAGGCGCTGATTTAGATAGGCAAGATTTTGATCGATAATTCGCTTACGGATAAAGCTATCTTTGTTTGTCAATAACTTATGTAAAAACTCTTGATGATCTTTAACACGCACAAGATTATTCAACCCTTCATAGTCTACTTCCTGTACCGCAGTATTGCGTAATTCTTCAATTTGTTCAATGTAAGGATTATCTTCTGCAACTTTAATTTCTAAATCACGCTCTAAACCGCTTAGAGTATTTTTGTGATTAAGGGCTTGTTCTAGATTGTCATAGATTACTGTAGGACACACGCCTAATTCGCCAACTAGGCTAAGTGCTTCGTTGAGTTCGCTGAGTTCTTCTCTGTGAGTTTTTAAATGTCCTTGACTTTCTTCAACCTGTTTGCTTTTAGCAGTCATCATTTCATCATGCTTGATGTCATGTAGATCTTGACCGCAACTATGACATTTGTGATCTGCAAGAGTTATTAATTCTTTTTCTAACTTTTCCAGTGTTCGTTGTTCTCTTTCTAGTGTACTGGTCTGTTTGGCAACAAGAACTGTTAGACTATCACGTTCTTTTTTACTTTTATTCCACTCTACTAGAGCACGTTGATTGGCAATTTCTTCATCAATCTCAACATCCAGTAATTTTTCAATTGCTCTAGCTAAATTAGCAAGAGCAGTTTCGTGTTGCTCTTCCCACAGACGTTGTTTACGCTCAAGAGCTTCAATACTCTGTTGAATACGTTCATTGCTGGCTTTGATAGTTTCGAGTTTTATATTTTCTGTGGAAATACTATCTTTACTCTGCTTGACCTGTTCTTTAAGAGCTTCGGCTTTTTCACTTAATTGTGTAATACCCAACAACTGTTCAATAATAGCACGTTGATCTGCAGCCTTCATAGAAAGAAACGGCTCTGTATAAGTGTTTAAGGCCACAAGATGTTTGAACATGTCATGGGTCATGCCAAATACATCTTCGATATCTTTTTGTGTTTCTCTTGAATCGCCTTGACTTTCATCCTGCTCTAGGTTTTCTTGTTCTTGACCGTTAACGGTAAATTTTAAAATGTTAGGTTTACGACCACGTTCAATGTGATAGTCAATACCGTCCTTTTCAAAACTAACAGTACACAACATACCTTTGTTATTGATCTTGTTAACAAGGTTATCTTTCTTGATATTTGTTAGCGCAGTACCAAAGATTGCATAGCTAAGGCCATTGATAATAGTGGTTTTACCCGTGCCATTACGAGCTCCGCTGTCGTCGCCACCTAGATCTAGATTCTCACCTAGCACAAGAGTTAATTGCCCCTTGTCAAAGTTAATTGCCTGAGTCTGTGCGCCCACGCTCATAAAGTTTCTAACTGTTAGGTCTTTGATTTTAATCATAAGTTATTGTAGATCTCCAACAGCATGGCCTTGTCAAAGGTATCGCTGTCAATTGCATTAATTTGATTCATTACAATTGTATCAACTGATTCAAAGTTGATATCGATGGGAGTGGATTGTGCATCCACTTCGACTTTTTCAGGAATTAACATAAGCTCACGCAATTTGTATTGCGGCATAAATGTTTCTTTGATAAAGTTTGCTTCTTCAAAGCTGATAGGCAAATCAATAGTCACACGGCAATGCATCTTTTCTCTCAGAAGCTCGTCTGGTTTATCAATAATCTGACTCAGTTTAAAAGTACGATAAACAGGTTGAGAAGTCCAAGTACGAAACTCAGGCTTGCCACCCCACTCTAACATCATCATGCCGCGGTCATCATCGCCTGCGTCGGCATAGTTGTGAGGAAATGCATTGCCAATGTAATGTATGTTTCTATTGTTTTGTCGTTTATGAAAGTGCCCAGTGAACACATATTCTTGATTGGCAAAGTGCCCCGACTGAATAGTTCCGTGGTCAGGCATCTGCACCATAGCATTCATGTAGAAGCTGGGTAGTTCTAAGTGGCCAAACAGGTATCGGCTTTTAATATCCGGAATAGTTTTCCACTCGTCGCCTACCAGCCAAGGCATAATTGTGACATCGTCTTTAGTGAGCCGTTCTCTAACAGGAATAATATTAGGAAACAGACGCATAAACTCAATGCTGTTAATTTCACGTTTGTCTTTGTAGAACAAATCGTGATTGCCTAGGATGAAATAGACTTTTTCAAATGATTGACTCAGCTTCTCTAAATTAGAAACTGTATAGTTCATGGTTGAGACATCAGTAGTGTTTCTGTTATGATGCCAATCACCTAGAAAGATTGCAGATTCACAATTTTCTCGTTTGGCAGTTTCACAAAACCATGTGACAAAATCTTCACAATCCTGATTGTGCGTTCTGCTACCAGACTTTAATCCGAAATGAATATCAGTGAAGCAGGCTACTTTTTTAAATAATGACATAGAATCTCCTTAGTTATTGTAACACGTTTACAACCACTAGGTCAATCCCAATCACTACCACTACCATCTACTGGTGCAGTACTAACTGGACCATAACTAGCACCACCTTTACCAGCAGCGTTTTGTCTAGTCCAACTTGGATTCATTCCGTTGATTTCTAAAATGTCGTCGCGAATATTTTGATTGCGTTTTTCAATGTTAATGATTCTAACAAATGAATTCGTGACAGCAGCAGTGTAATAAGCAAACGGGTTATCACTTTTTGATTCGTCAAATTGTAAACCGATTTGTGTTAATTGTAAAATAGCTTGACCACGCATTTCGTCATTGTAGGTATATCCACGAACATTGCCACGGGTTGCATATCGTTCACATAACTTCAAAAACATGCGAGCTAGATTGTTAGTCATCATACCATGTTCTTTGTTAAATGATCCTGTAGTTAAATCGCCCTTCCAATGACTTTTACCTACTAGTATTAGATTGTCGTTATCATCAAACTTCCAATGCTGAAACGGAGGAAAGTTTACCTTGTCGTGACTATCAGCAGTATTCTTTAGAGTTTTCTTACGACCAGGAGCCAACGGGATGTGTTCAAAAGTCATAACACGAAAAACTACATCTGGTTTTTTAATAGTTTTATAATCAACTTCAAATTCTTTTGCAGGAAACTTCTTGCCACCTGACTGTGCTAGTTCGTGGGCTTTTTTACCCATCTTGATCGCTCTATTTCTTTTAGCTTCTGCAATGGTGCGTATGTTAATTTTAGATAAATTAGGAATAATCAAATCATAGTCACCGTATGCGGGATCTATGTAATAACAATAGGTATTTTTGCTTAGGTGTATTTCTTTTAATAGATCTTTGTTAGTAAGATATTTGATCTTAGGCGGTTGAGTAGTTATAGTCATTGTTTCAGAATTCTCCAGTAGTTAATATAATAGCACATTTTGTCAAGAATAAATAGAGTATAATAAGGAAATATCACCAAAATGGCAAGATCAGAAAACCCTTTGGCAAGTTTAGTTGCAGCCGTTTCAGAACAGGTCAGCGCAGCCGCCGATGCAGCCCCAGGTGCAATAGCCGCCGCCGCCGGCAAGTTTGATTCATTAAAATCTAATTTAGATGCAACAGTAAGCCAGTTAAGTGGCGGCATTGGAACAGGTCTGAACGGATTTACCGCAGCAGCCGGTGATCTAGCCAATGATGCAAGAGGCGCCCTCGCAGGAGCGACAGGAGCATTAGGTGGTGTCGGCAGCACCATACAGAGTCTAGCATCAAATGCAACAGGTGCACTTGCCGGCGCTGCTGGAGCACTTGGAGGAGTTGCTGGAGGAATTAGTAATGCCGGAGCAGCTATTGGCGCAAGTCTAGATAAATTAGGCCTAGCTGGAGGTGGGATTGGAGGAGGCCTCGCCTCACTAGCTACATCAATATCGTCAGCTGCTGGGATGGTTAACAATTTATTAAGTATGGCACGTGGCAAGAATCTTCCTAGCGGTGCAGAATTATTTAGTAAAGAAGGTTCATTTGTCAAGCTAGAATCGGGATCGGCTAGCGACTGGCGAGTAAAGTTAAATGCAAACTTTGGTCTATTTGGATCAGCATTTGATCGATTGTCCTCCACTGGAGGATTTGTTTGGCCTTATTTGCCAAGCATCACAGTATCTTCAAAAGCAAACTATGCTCAAATAGATACAGTACACAGTAATCAACCATTTCAGGCCTATAAGAGTAGTCAAATAGATGACATTCAAATTTCTGGTGAATTTTCAGTAGAGAACGAACTAGATGCAGAATACTGGATTCAAGGTACTACATTTTTAAAAACAGCCACACGCATGTTTTTTGGTACCGGGCCTAATGTAGGTAATCCACCAATCGTCTGCAACCTCACAGGATACGGTGCTAGAGTATTTGCAGGAGTTCCAGTTATTGTAAAAAGTTTCTCAGTTGACTTTAAAGACGACGTTGCCTATATTAAACATTCTCTAAATGGTGCACCTCCTACCTGGGTTCCTGCAATGAGTACTATATCAGTGACAGTGTCCCCAATTTATAATAGAACACGTCTAAGACAATTTAATCTTACAGAATATGCCAACGGTAATATTGTAGCAGGCCAAGGATTTATCTAAAATGGCATCATATAATAAAACATCTCCCTACTATAACACGGTTCAAAATAATTTATATCTTGAATTATTAACCATTCGTCCAGTGCCTGCGGAAGCTGACGATTACAAATACATAATAGAAACACAATACAAACATCGCCCTGACCTATTGGCCTTTGACCTGTATGGTAATCCAAGACTATGGTGGGTTTTTGTTCAACGCAATATGGAGACACTAAAAGATCCTATATACGATTTTGCTCCTGGAACAATGATCTATTGTCCTAAAAAATCAAACATAGAACGATTTATCGGAATCTAAGATGACAATTTTTAGAGATATTGGTCAAACAATAAGCAATTTATTAACTCCGGCAGGAAATGCAATTTCACAAATTGCAACAACATCTGGATTGTCAGTTGGTTCAGTACAAAATATTACCAACGCTATCAGTGCCAACGCAGCCAGCTTTAATGTTTCAAAAATTGCAGATGTGATCACAAATCCCAGTACAACTTCTTTGCTAAAAGCCTTTGGTACTGTGACGCCATCTCCGGGTGGCCCGCCTTACGAGAATGTGCTAGAACAATTTGCCTCCTATTCTCCATTGTGGACACTATGTTGCCTAACACCTGAACAATTTAACAAACCTAGTTTATACCGAGGTTCTCCTTATTTGTTAGATAATATAGTACTATCTTCTGCAGGTAGATATGACAATCAGCGAACAAATACTCAATATGGTGCGCCGGAATACTATATTGATAATGTTGCCCTTACTGCACAACTAGGTGGTAGTGCAAAGTCTGGAAACACCAATGTATCAAGTTTTAAATT